GCTTTACTTATTCGCGGAAGACCACCATGAGGGGGGGTTAAAGTCACCCTGTAGCTCACCTCAAAGTCACCCTCGGCGATTTTAAGTCACCCTGCCTGGGTGAGTTTCTCACCTTTAGGGTGACATAGGGTGAGATATTTTTTAGAAAGTCACCCACACTAAAGTCAAGCGTGGCGCGGCCTACAGAGCATTTGGGTGAGAAGGTGAGTTTCTTTTCAAAATTTTATCTAAGGGCCAAAAGGCCGAAAAAGAGTGTATGGAAAAAGTTTTTAGCCATGTCACCCACTTTCTCACCCTGTGTTGTTCTCCCGTCTGATCCACAGTAATTTGCAGACCAATGGACATCAGGCGAAGAGCAAGGCCAAAACCGTGGATGGCTAAGAAGAAAGGCAGGAATTACAGGAGTCGAGGGAGCGAGTCCGGCAGCTTTGGCGGGACCGACAGCAAGTTCTACAAGAGCGATCAGTGGAAGGCGACTTCAAAGGCAGTGCTTGAAAGAGACGGCATCTGTCAGTGGTGTTTGTACATGGCGAGCATCACACCAGCTACGCAAGCGGATCACATTGTGCCTGTGAATCGCTGTGAGCAAGAGGGGATCAATCCATACGACCAAACAAACATTGTAGGAAGTTGCAGGTCATGCAACTCGCGCCGAGCTTCGTATGAAGCAAAGGGCAATCACTTCAACACCTTTGAGGATTGGGTGAAGTTTCTCAGAAGAAAACTCTTGGAAAAAAGACATGGAATCTAAAACCTGGTATGTAAACGGCAAGAAGCCGAAAAGGAAAAACAGCAGCCCTGAACATGAGATTCAGGTAGCGCTTGTGGCCCTACTTGAGTCTATCGATCCAAGACCACTTTATTCAGCAACAGTTGGCGGTGTGAGGCTTGCCATGCACACAGCAAAAAAGATGAAGGAAGCAGGTTACAGCAGAGGCATTCCAGATCTGCTGATATTCGACCAAAGAGGTATGTACAATGGTTTGGCGATCGAGGTCAAAACGGAGAAAGGCAGACCTTCTGACCACCAAAAGGAGTGGATCAAGAACCTAAATAACAGAGGATGGAGAGCAGAGGTGTGCAGAGGATTCGACGAGGCAGCGGACGTGATTTTTGAATATTTTGATTTGTACGAAGAACCATGAGACTTAAGTTAGCTCACACAGTATTATATAACAGAGTCAAGTCCGCTTTAAGCTCACACTCAGACTCAGGCTTCACAAACAACGTGGTCGTTGGGGACAGGATACAAGAGGTCATTCAAAGCAGCGTATCTATCCGGCAGACTGCGTATGACTACCAAGACTTCCAGGGTGGAACCACACAGCAAAGGTTTACGTTTAACATACACGCTTACGGAAGCAACTACACCAAGGTCGCTGAAGCTGCCGACATAATCTACAATGACCTCCACAACCTTGAGCTGGGTGTCTTTAGATATGAAGTGCTAGAAATGGAGTTGTTTGAGAATCCGCAAGACGGATATGAAAGTGTTGTAACAGTTTTGCTAATAACAGAATAATAAAAAAATGGGCGCAATAAAATCGAATTCCTTATCAGTCCTGTTGCTTGGCGACGGCGTTAGGACCAATCCTTATCCTGTGTACACAAATGTCAGCTCAGGTAATGAATACTACATTCTTTCTTCAAACAACATTGATTGTGATGGTGTATTTTATGGATATAGCGAAAACGTCATAGGTATTGACACAGTAACGCCTGAAGGCAATGTTTTTGTGAATCCATTTATAGAGACGACTTCAGGTACTGAGGCAGAAAACTTCAACCATCTCCTTTATTCGACATCTTCATCAATAGAGTTTTCCACCTCAATAAACAGGATCAGGCACAAGACTATTGACGGATCCTCTGAGGATGTGATATCTCTATCGCAAGGCAGCTGGTCAATATCTTCCGAATCACTTCTGACAAATGATTCAGGTCAATTAGAAGAGATACTTGACAAGCTTAATTCCAAGAGCTACGCAATTGTAGCATTCAAGTACGGGGATAATATGTGGTTTGTCGGTCAAGCCATGGTAGAGAGTGCTTCATTGGGATCTGGCGTTGACGACATTGGAACTTTCTCTGTTACTTTCAAGGGGTATGGCCCTCTTTACAATGCTTCTCAAGAATTCTTTTATGCGGGAGGAACCCAAACCTACGACATACAGGTACAGGGCCTTCCGTATCCCTGGTACAGAGTTGTTGGCCCAACAGGAGTGTCTCCATATACAGAAGGTATCCCCAAATTCGAGAACTTGTCGGGGATGTCAGACTCAAATACTGAAGTCAGACTTGGTCAGTTTGTTGATATAAACTATAAGAATAAAGATACTCCCGACGACGCAGACTGGTACGCTATCGACGCTCCTTTAGAGTACGAGTCTAGTGGCGACGTGACAAAAGGGGTTACTATGACTGAGTATTCCAATCTACTCAACAATACAGGCACATCTTATAGTGTAGATCCTTCAAATGCTCTTTATACTATAGTTAACGGAACAGGGAATAAAGTCCATCATTATGGTGGTTACTCTGTAACTACAGGGCCAAACACCCTTACCACCAACATATACAGAAAAGGAAGCAACTACCAATCGGAAAGTAGTGAAAACACTTTTTTCTACCCTGAGCAACCTCACTTAAACGTCAACGCATGGGGCAGTGGATATGATTTGAGGTGGGTATTAAATAGTGTTTCTATTCACTATTATGAGTCCGCCGTATTAGGTGGGTATGTAACCTACGAGAGTACTATATTAGGCGACCTGTCTTTAGATGATAAATTCAGAATTTTAGGTGTTGCACCTGCCTTGCCTGGACAATCCGCCCCAAGACTTATTAGTCAATGGACGACCGAACATGGTTATGCGGAATCTGTTGAAACACCTTCTGAGATGGCCTTTGCTTATTTAGGCAGCAATACCGCCGAAAACGACGAATTAGAAAGCAACTCTATTGCAAAAAGTATAATTAGCCTTACTGCAAATTTTACTCCTATTCTTTTTGACGATAACAATGATGAGGTAGAAAGGTATGACGGTCAAAATGGGAACTCAGATGGCAAGTATGAAATAATCTACAGAAACCACGCTAAGCATAGAGGGGATGACTTTTACTCATGGGTTTCTATCACAGCAACTCTTAATTCCTTACAGCCTTTTGGGAACTTAGGTACTTACTATCCTCGCTACAGAATGACAAACGGCACTGGATCACCTATCTACGCAAATTACTCAGGTTTCTTTAGCCAAGGTCTCCCTGCCAGTAACTGGGATGGAATATTGAAGATCAGGAATTTTATTGTAGATGGTGCTGATGGGAATGGTATTTTGCAGGATTATGGAACGACTAAATTCCAAACCGACTCATCAGGCCATATACTTGCGATTAAAAGGTTCCAAAAAATCAAAGAGGTAAGGCTTTATGTTGATGAAACTCAGGGCTACAGTACATACACAGACGCAACCCAAACTGCGCCGGGAAGAACGAACTATGTCCTTCTTCACCAAGGTCAGACTGGCTATGGAGGGTCGGTGTCTTTTGGAAGAACAGACTATTACTTGAACAGAGCAGTGGATGACGATACGGCTACAAGGGAAGTGACTATCAACTTTAATGATTTTTTTCTTCTTGATAATTCTTCTCAACCAGTAAATGTTAACGATGCAACCTATGTCTCTATCATTTACAGGTTTGTATACACAGTACAGACTACTGACGATGAGAATACAGCCCAAGCAAACCGACCACAAATTGCTGAGGCCACAACTTTTGAGTTCCCGAACACTGGTTTCGATGTGCCTCTTGTTGTTCCTATAAACCTTCCATAATAATGGCTAAAAACAAGCACACATTGCTTCAGCAAATGAAGAAGCAGGTTTCAGAGGCCAAAAAGGACGTGGAAAAGGTTGTCAAATCTGAAGTCAAGACTATTGACCTTAAACCTATAGTTAGCTTAGACGATGACGGAGAGCAGATGTTTGACATGGTGCTGTCTTACCTGAACGACACAGGTTTGCTTGAGTCGGTTGATGTAGTTACTATCACTATGCTTGCCAAAAACCTGTCTATGTTCATCATGCTTTCTCGTGAGATCCAAACACTCGACGACATCGTACAGTATTACGAGAACGGATCGAGCAATGTGAGCGGAAAGATGACAGCTTTAAGCAAAGTTCAGGGGGAGGTCCAGAAGCTCAGCGCTAAGCTGGGCCTCTCCCCTATGGACAGGGCGCGTATGATGGGGGCTGCGGTCAACGCAGCCAACGCCAACACGAAGTCTGCTGAGGGAGATGAGATTGACCAAATCATGAATTGATGGCAGTAGATATTTCTTGCTTAGACAGAATGTTCGATTACATCGAGGGTATACTCGATGGTTCTGTTGTTTGCGGGAAATACGTGAAATTGGCGTATCAGAGGTTCGAAAACGACCTTTCGAGGATCGGAGACGATGACTTTCCTTGGGTTTTTGACCTTGAGATGGCTGCGAAGTACGTCTCTTTTATAGAAAAGGTATGTGTTCATACCAGAGGCAAGTGGGCGGGTCAGCCTTTTATTCTCTCATCTTGGCAGGTTGCTTTTGTCGCTCAATTGTTTGGTTGGGTGCATAAGGACGACAGGAAGATGCGCAGATTTACTGCTGCACACTTCTTTGTAGCGAGAAAATCGGGAAAATCGCAGTTGGCAGCGGCAATAA